AGAAGTATTAAAAGTCTCTACCCCTGTACCGTCTATAGGGCCATATATATCGCTAGAAATTTCTGTATCTAAGGTAGCGTGTGAATCTCTAATTACGAGTACTACGTTTTTCGCGCTGTATTTTACGTCCTCTATGGTACCGTAAAATACAGTTTCTAGCGCAGCATACGTGCCACTTAGAGCGCCCTGTTTTACCTCTATACGGCGCCCTATAAGAAACCTGTTGTATAAGTAGTCTAAGCCGCCATCTACATTAGACAGCTCCACGGAGCCTACCCCTACGGAACCCATTGTACCTAGCTGCTCCCTACTAAAAATAGACCTCTCTAAGGAGCCAGCGTTGACAACCCGGGGCTCAAAAGCTGTGTTAGCTAATGAGTCTGTGGGGGTAGTTACGTAGTTAGCTGTAGAGTAGTATAGGGTTTCCTCTATATTAGTATCTGGGTCTAGAGACCCTACCTCTACTACGGATATTCGTGGCTCAGTGTTTTGGTCTAAAATACTCATACGGGGGCTACTCCTAGTAACCTGCTGGTGGTTTGTGTGGCGGACGCCTGGCTCTCAGATAGCTCATTACTATCTGCTAGTAGCTGCGCTATCTGTTCTTGTGCTACGATATTGGCCTCGGTTTGAGCGACTACTTGAGCCTTAAGCTCTCTTAGCTCATCTACCACGGGTTGTAGGTTGAAACCCCCCGACATTGTTACCGGTATGTTTCTTCCATCAGGCAGGGGTACTACAGCTTCTGGTCCTGCTTCTCCAGCAATAGATACCCCACTGGTTATGCCTCCCTCTGCAAAAGCTGCGGGGCTGCCAAGCTTAGCTAAGGCCTCTTGGAACGCCGCTCCTCCCATCCAGCCCAGTCCTTGGGATCCTCCTTGAAAAGCTGCTATATCAAAAGAGGGGGCGGGGGCCTCGGCTTGAGCCGCCGCGTCGAAAGCTAGCCCTTCAGAGGACCCGTTTATGGACGCCTGAACCCCCCCGAGCGAGAGGGCTCCCGTATCTACCTGGTTGGTCCAGTACTCTAACCCTTCAGGGTCTGAAGCTCTTCCTAATTCTTGCTGGTAGAGGTCTTCAATGCTAGTCTCTGTAGCGGTGGGAGGGGCTACAAAGTCCCCGAAGCCCCCTCCGGTACCCTCGTCATAAGCTCTTCCCTCGATGGAATTATTAATTGAAGCAGCGATCTGGTCTAGCGTACTTCCTTGGTTGATTAACTGGTCGGCCCAAAACGCCAAGCCCTCGGGGTCTGCCTCTCTACCAAGCTCCGTGCGGTAGAACTCCTCGATAGCAGCTACCCCACTACTATCTTCACCTCTAAGGGCTTCTAAAATGGCTAGCAACCCGTCAGCGTTTTCTTGCCTGGCTCGCTCCTCTAAGTCATACAGAGCCTCCATTGTTTCTAGGGTTTGCTTTGCTGTATCTAGGGCAACGGTGGCTGACAGCTCATCGGCTACACTATCTAATATTCCTCGGACTCTTTCGAACTCTGATACATAGTTACCGGCTCCTCCATAGTATTCCTTGCTTAGCTCTAAGTACCCAAGAGCAGAGGCCTCTACACGCTCCAGTAGATCTAATCGCTTCTCTGGGCCTGTTTCAGTCTTTAAGGCCTCAACAATACCGTCAAAGGAGTTCTTCGCAAGCTCTAACTTAGCTCCGGGGGCTAGGGGAGATAGCTCTCCTAGTAGTAGGTTAGCTACTGTGTCCCTTATACTAGAGAGTACGCTAGTGAAGTCTAGCAGCGTAGCGGCGGTTTCTGCTGCTATAGTACTTGCTAAACTCTCCTCGGCCTCTAGCATCTGGCCCAGGGCTGTTACTGTGCTCATTATAGTGGAGTCCAGCGCCCCCAGGGACTCTAAGGTTCCGGGGGAGATTAGATCCCCGGATAGATCTACTCCAGCACTCGCTGCAACTAGTACTCTAGAGTACTGATCCCATATAGTTCTGAAGCCTGTAAGGGCCTGCTTAGAGGTTATTGCTCCCGCTTCCATATCGGTAGCTAAAGTCTGTAGCTCGTTCCCTAGGATGGATACGCCGGATATACTTGTAAGGCTTAAGGACTGGGATATGGCTCTCTCTAATCCAGAAGCTACGTCTGACCCTAGGAGCCCTATACTGTTCTCTAGCGCTTGGGCCTCCGTTAGTAGTACGGAAGTGAACTCCGCCGCTAAAGACGCCCAAGCGCCCGTATCCTCAAAGCCTTGAAATAGGCCCTTCTGGAACGCTAAGTTAGCCTGTACCCCCGCAGTATTCATTACGCCGGGATCAAATATTGAGCCATCGAAGCCCAAGTGGCTGAAGGCATTAACTGCAGCGGCGGTTTCTTCTACCAAGCGAGCTAGTGTATCCCCTATTTCTTCTCCTGCCCTCTTGAAAGCTTCAATAGGTTGGAAGAGCTCTTTAATCATAGAATCTGATAAACTATTAAAATACTCTGATATTCTTTCCGCTGCGGCTTCGCTATCTAAACCTTGCAGAGACACGCTAGTACCTAAGTCGCTAGATAGGGTATCCTGGTCTGCGAAAGCTAGCGCTCCCATGTTTGCAGACAGAAGACTACCAGACTCGAACCCTGCCATCATGTTCTGCACTAATTCCTCTTGGAAGGCCCTTGAGGCACTACCAATATGGGCACCCGGATCTAGGGCGAGTAACAGGTCGAAGGTGGTATCTATAGTGCTCTTAAAAGCTTCTGAGAGGTCTTCTGACAGCTGGCCTCCTATCTTCTTAGCAAACTCTTCTATGTATACGTACTTGACCCCTCCTGTTGAGCTTTTTCGTACTGTAAGCCGCGTAATAACTATAGCGGTTAGGTCGTCAAAGTTGCCCTGGATATAGTCACTAGCCTTTTTGATGCTAGAAGCGGGTAGGTTAGAGGTTTGTGTGTTCAGATTCATCTGAAGTAGAACGTCTTCTATCGTTCTCTCTGCAGGACGGCGGGAGCTACCCTGTCCGGGGCCAATATCGGGGAGCTCAGTAAACTGCTCGGAGATTCCTCTATCAGTTAGCCCGCCGAAGGCGGACTTTGCCGACGAGCCTACTGACTTGAAGCTCTTACCTAGCTCTACTATAGAACCTTGTAAGGAATCCATAGAAGAGTATAAACGTGAGTCAATGTCCGCAAGGTCGGTTATTGACTCAATTAGTGCATTGGTTTCTAAATCCTCAGCTCCTGAAATCCCATTTTCTCCTAGTGTTTCCTTGTGCTTTTTAAGATAAGCATCTGCACCTGCGGAAGGATTGCCTGAACTACCTCCAGAGCTACCACCTGCCATACCCATTACCATTGCGGCAAACCCTGCTGCAATTGCAATACCTGGGATACCTGACTGGGATACAATCGAGGCTGAAGCACCTGCTAAACTTGTGGGCAAAATCCCTAAAGTAGTGGCTACCTGTACTGCAGCTGCTTTTATCATGGCCGCATTCTCAACTAGCATTGCGGCCATTCGAGCTACGTGGATACCTTGCTCTATATCCCCGAAGGCTTTAGCTTCAGAGGAGCCCTCCTCAAACATACTACCAAGAGCGGCAGCCTGATCAGCATACCCTAGAAGCTTCTGCTCCGAGTAGCCTTTATCGTCTTTATTCATCTCTCCAAGTAATTTAGAGTTAACTTTAGTTACTTTACCGAACTCATTAGCACCTTTAGCCATCTTGCTAAAAGTGTTCTCATCCATGCGCTTGAGAATCTTTTCCATCTTCTCAAAAGGAGATACGATCTTAGCTAGGGACTTCTCTAACCTGAGCTCTTTTGTCTTTTGGACATTCAAAGCCTTAGCTACTTCTACTTCCTGCGTTGCAAGAGCTAATTGGTTTTGTAGGCTCTGCTGTCTTTGGGCGTCTTTATTACTAAGTGCATCTCCTGCTAAGTACTTAGACTTTATAAGGTCTAACTGCTGCTCTATTACTAGAGACTCGCGCTTATACTCGTTAGAGATTGCGTCTATAGAAGCCTTCTCACGAGCTAGTTCTAAACTAGCCTCTTCTACCCCAAAATTAGCTTCAGGAGATATAACTTTAGCAAGATTAAGTGCTTGTTCTTCTAGAGCTATCTGAGAATCTAGGCGGGATTCTTCAAGTGCAGCTATTTGATTCAGCTGCTCTATTTCTATAGCAGCATTGTGTTGCTTTGACTGGCTGTGTTCTTCCTGGGCTAGTAACGCGGAGGCTATAGCATCGTGCGCATCCTTATTAGACCGTAAAAGTACTAACTGTCTCCCTAAGCTGGCCTCTTCCGCACGTATTATTTTTGCGCGCGCTTCGTGCCCAGAAGCAGTAGACCTTTCTTCCTGCAGAGCCTCTTTACCCGCTATTATTATCTCTTGCTTAAGTTTAAGGATCTTCTTAGTACGGGCCTCTTGCTCAACAGATAGAGAAAGAGTAAGCCTAGCTATGGCGCTCTCTTCTTTAGATACCTTCCCTAACTTAGTATCACGACGAAGGTCAATTAGTGCTTGAGCATTTTTTAGCTGCTCTTCACCGCTAGAGGCCTGGATTTCCTTTATTCTAAGGTTGGCAGCTCTGATTTCCTCGTTAGACTTAAGTATAGCCTCCGAGCCGGATAACATACCTGTAGTAGCATCGTTAATCTCTTTAGTTGAGGGCATAGGGGAGCCTCCGTCCTTAATTTCCTTCACCACATTATGTAAGCGCTCTATTGAGGAAGGGTCCATACCTATAAGGCGTAGATATGCATCACCTAGCTTATCTACCTGAGAGGCAAAGTGTTCTATTTCTTTAACAGAGGTTGATTCTACAAATGCGATGGGCTTTTTAGATACCTCACCAAAAGTCTCTAATTCACTACGGGCGCTTGCAGCTCTTGCATGCAAAGCTGATAGCTGTACTGCGAATACTTTATATTTATCACTATCACTAGAAGTTTCTGAAAGTTTAGTATTAAGTAGGCTAATGCCTCTCTCTGAGGAAGCTACTATATTACTTAAGTGGTTAAACTCTTTAATAGTGCCGCCGGTACTTAACTTCAGTTCATAAGCGTCTCTTGCGTCTAATTTAGTTAGAAAGTCATCAATGCCGGTTAAGCCATATACGTCTAGTACTTTATCTAGCTTAGTAGTATTCTTTAGGGAATTAAGGTAGTTCTGTGTAGCTGCAGCTAAATCTGTGACGGCCTTAGACTGCTCGCCTAACTTACCTGCAGCATTACTAGCCTCAAAAGAGGTGACAGATATAGTATCACCTAGTTTATCTTGTAATTTAATAGCTTCTTCATAGTCGCCCTTGGATAGCGCGTCTTTAATAGCCGTAATCTCTGCGGCTAGCTTAGTATTACCTAAGTCTTTTGCGAAACCTAAAGTCTTCTGCATGCCTTCTGCTATTTTCTTCATAGCAGCGTCTGCGCCTACACCATCTTTATCAAGACCCCTAAGTGCAAGAGTGACGTCGTCTACTCCATCTTTTAGGCTAGTAAGAACATTGGACATTAACTCTGCTTGGGCTAGTGGAGTTACGAAGCTAGTTTCCATCGCTAGCTGCATACGCTTAAAACCCTTTATTGGGGCCTCCATATCGGAAGTTAGGTTTTTAACTGCTTCAGACACTTCTTTAACACTAGAGGGGTCCCACATACCCGTTAGTTCACCTAATTTATCCCAGCCAGCGATCAAAGGGTCTAACCAGCCAAAGTAGTCTAGTACACTACTTAGCACCCCTTTAAGGGCGGTAAAGGCAGCTACAGCTATAGCTATCCACCCGACTAACTTGCCTAGCTTAGCTACGCCCTTACCTATAGTGTTAGTAGCTTTACCTAGCCAGAACATGGCTCCCGCCGCTTTTTGAGCAAGAGGTTGCGTACCCAGTAATTGGGCGTTAAGATTTCGTACTTCGTTAGCAGCTTTAGCTCCTGAGCTAGCCCCCAGCTGAAATGCAACTGACATACCAGAACCCGCACGTTTTGCAGCAGCTAAGGTATTACCTAAAGACTTTTCTACTTTAGGGGTTTCGAAATCTATATCACTTCCTAAGTTATAGGCAGCAGTGTACATGGCAGAGGAGAACTCCCCAATAGCCTTAGTAGACTTCTTAATTGAATTAACTTTAAACGACTCAGCAAAGGTCTTAAGCTCTGGAATCGCCATAGTAGTAAGACGTTGAACTAATAAGAATATAGCTGCAGAAGAGCCTGTTACGCTGCCTGCGAATGAGTTAATTATACCCGTACTGTTTATGAAGCTAGTAGCTACACCTAGGGCTTTGTCCTTTACGTCCGTAAGTGACGCAGCTAGTTGCGCGTAAGGGTTACCGGCTACTTCGCTAGACAAGTCTCCGTACAACTTAATGCCCTGTTCGGTAGCTTCATTAGCAAATGCTTGTCTACGCTCTGTCTCAGTCAGGTCTTTTGCTAACTTATCATGTGCTTCTGCGTACTTTCTAGTAGCAGTATCTAGACGTACGAATATCCCTAATTCATCTAGGATCTCAGGCTCCATCTTAGCGATGCCCTTAGTAAGACGTTCTACGGCGTCTGTTAAATCTCTACCTAATGCTTTTGAAGCACCACTAGCAATAGAGCTGATATCTTTTGCAAACTTCGCGCCGAACCCTGCTGATGCAACGGTGTTCGCTAAAGTTAACGACTTAGCTAAACTAAGTGCCCCATCTGAGCCCTCTTTAAGTGCTCTGGTTACTGCATTAAGAGACCTACCACTATTTGTAGCTAGCTCCTCTTGCGCCTCTATGACGGCCTTGAGATCTGCAGCTTCGCGTAAGGAATTAAAGGCAGCACCCATTGCCCAGATGTTTGCCGCGACAGTGGCATATATGTGTACTAGTCCACCTAAACCCTGCGACTGTTTAGCAAAAGCCTTAGTACTGTTAGTAGTTGTGTTAGCAAAACCTTTGGCAGCCCTATCTGCTGCACTAATACTCTCAGAGTACTTTTTTGTAGACGCAGCAGCTTCTTTAGTAGATTTAGCAGTATTCCCGCTAACCCCTACAGTTATAGGCTGTTTATCAATTTTCTCAATTAAAGAGTGTAGTTTAGTGAGTCCGGTAGTGACCTCTTTTAGCCCCTTATCCGTTATCTCAATTACTACATTTCTTTTTTCGGTTTTAGCCACAATCAATTCCTTAAGGTATAAAAAAAGGTAGGACTACGCAATGTAATCCTACCTTATATAGTACTATCTAGACTTCTTCGGCTTTTTAGCCTTCTTAGTATTTAGACTCTTCATACGAATGCTGTCTAATACTTTGATTGTTCGGAGAGCAAGAAGCTTATCCGTTACTTCGAAGATATCTAGAATAGTATCTAAAGGGGAAAGGTCTTTCCCAAGGTAGGCGCCAGACATAGAGTCCCAATTATCCGAGAGATAAGAGAAAGCAGCTATGTAGGTTTGAAACGAGAGAGGGAGGTCTGAAAGCTCTACAGGAACTTCTGATTCTTTTACTTCTTTACCAAGTTGATCCATCAATTCGTAGTACCTAACTTTTGTCATGCCAGCCTCTATATTTCTATAGTAGCTGGTCATGTCCTCAAAGGCTTGATCTACTTGGTCTTGGTAAAATTTTGTAGGTTACCTACCATTTCCGCTACCCAAGTATCGAACTCGCCAGAATGCTTTAATAGCACCTGTGCATTATCCTGAGAGTACTCTAGAGCCTCTTCGGGATCAACAGTAGATAGGTCTACAGGGATAAGTTCGGACAAGTACTTATATTTAAGACCTGCCCAACCTTTTACAACAGCCTCAATATAAAGCTTAGTAAATAGATCAGAGTCCAGCTCTTCAATAGGCTGTCTAGTCTTCTTGTCGAACTTAGTAATAGTAGACTTGTTACGGATTTTAGATAAGGCATCTTTTCCCAGAAAGGCTAAAGTTACAATGAAACCTTCAGCACCCGGGTAATCGATTTGTACGGTTTTCTCTTCAACTAAAAGATCTTTAAGATCCATGAAATTCCTTTAATATTCAGGGGCCTATTCGGCCCCTTGCTTTTTCAGTTTATGATTATGGTTTTGCGTAGTAGCTAACTGTCATTTCGTCAGTAGTTGTAAGACCTGTACCAAGTGCAGTAGCATCGATACTAACAGAAATTACGTCCTCTGATTCAATTTGTGGGATTACAATGTGCGCTCTAGGCATCTCGAAAGATACATAAGGAACAGCAACTCCGCCCATATTCAGTTGGATGGCAAAGGAGTTAGTAACGTCAGGAGTAGCACTGTTAACGTCTGCAAGCATGTCTGATAATAGGGTAAGAGACTTATTAGTGTCTGTATCTAAGTAGCAAGCAAAGCTAGCAGAAATAGCGCGAGTACCAGTAAAGTGACCAATAGGCTTATTAACTTCACCCAACTCTTCAGGAGTTAAGAAAGTAGTACCGTTATCTACACTTACTGTAGCACTAGTAAGGCCCAGTAAGTAGGTGCCATCAGCAGGGCCACCAGACATAGTGATTGTGCTAAGCTTATTCTTCAAGAAGCCTGCAGAACTAGGTACGGCTAGGAAATCAGTACCGCCTGCAGTAGGATCAGGAGCTAAACCAGCAGCGACCACGTCGTAGAAAGAAGCTTGACCTGTCCAAGCAATCATACCAATACCATCAATACTAAAGTCGATTTCAGCTTGGTTTACAATAGCTTCAGTCATTCGGTAGATCGAGCTACCTGTATTAATGTATAAGTAGAACTTAGGTAATTCGTGAACATTTGAGTTCGCGAAGTCTACGTTCATTGCGCCCGGAGTGGCTTGTGCGCCGTTATTAGTAATGGCATCCCATAGTACTTTTTCAGCACAAGTATGGTTAGTTGCAGAAGCTGAACCGGCTATAGCTGTCTCTACAGTAATAGTGGTAAAGTCTGCCATAGACGCAGCTACGAATAAGTAGTCCGCCCCAGAAATATCATCAGTAATAGCTACAGTAGATGCTGCACCAGCGTTACCACTAATTACTCGAAGCTTTCCACCGTGTAGGTCAATATAAGCATTCATACCTGCAGCGGTTATAGAGGCATTAACTGCTGTAATTACTTCAGCAATCGTCATATTACCCGTAGCTGGGGTAGTAATGGAAACTAGTGTTGCACCTGCAGTATCGATATCTAGTAGGAAGTCGTAAGCAGTAGCAGCAGTTAAGCCAGTAGTATCTCCATAACCGATAGTAACATCAAAAGTGATATCTTGGTATCCTGGCGTCTCAGCCGCTGATTCGATGTAAGGACGAACATATGTAGAGAAACTGAAGTCTACAGGGTCAAGAGCGGTGTTAAAGACCTTCTGACCGCGATTTGGGGCGGCACCCGCCTCATTGAGGGTAACTTCTTGCGTAGAAGTTGATTGGGAAAAGCTAAAGCCGTCTAAGACTTTGATTTCCCACGTATTAAGTGGTGTCCAGCCAGTGTTAACAGTAGACAGGTAGACTTTAGCGTCGCGTGCTAGGTTAAGAGCCATTTATAGGAATCCTCTGTATTATAGTACTTGGTATTGTACTTCTATTGATAGCTCACCGACACCTATTGGGGCTAATAGCCCCTCATCAGTCACTATAGAAGTGATGTGTAAATCTTGTGTTGTGGATTCAGTACCACCAGCCGAGCTATAAGGGATTTCCCTATTAGCATCTAGCAACTTTTCTATATCTTCTAGTAACGCTTCTAGCTTCTCCGCTGGATCGTTACCGTCTTGGATATATATTCTAATAGTTATGTTAAGGAAGCCCCACTTAAATGCTGCAGGTAGGTACTCTCGGGTTTCAGGGCCGGTAACTACCGATATAAAGGGAAAATCAACTACTTCATCCCAAAACTTTAACTTTGCCTCTGCCCCATTATATATATCTGTAGTATAAGGGGCTACACCGATAAGGTTAGTATTTAATATAGTTACTAAGGACTTTGCTATAGAGGATCGTACGCTCATATTATCACTGACCTAAATTTCTCGGATACTACGCCAGTAGCTATTTCCCTTATGGACTTCGCTATTAATGGTCTAGGATCATAGCCTTTGTGGCCTTGTACAAAGCCGGGTTCAAATGTCTGGTATGGGTACTTCATGTACGTATAGTACATAGTTAATGCCCCGGACCTACCTTGAGTTATATAACTAACCTCAGTACTATCAGCAAAGCGGCCCGTTTTATATTCTAGGAAAGGTCTGTGCATGTTATCTTCTACACGCTTAGGCAGTGCTTCGTTTATTAAGTCAGTTAACGCCAGTAAGTTGGTAGTACCTCTGTGGCCTGCAATACGTAACTTTTTAAGCTTACCTTGCGCCTTAGTGCGTTTTACTTTCTTACTTTCTAAGGCTTCTGCTTTTCCTTTACTGCTATGCTCTGTTTTATACTCTACCTTATTTCCCCATAGGGCAGCGTGTATAATCTCATCCATTTGAGTAGAGAGGCTTTGTTTTCCAGTAAGTAACGATATTTCCTTACTTATCTCTTTTATAGCCTTTCGGTCTACAGCACGTAACTTACTATTTATATTAGCGTTTATAGGGACTATATAAGAACAAGCAAAGTGGCCTTTTATAGTTGCCATAGAAGAAGACTGATCGTACTCTAACGAGTAAGCCCCCGAGTTCTTATACTCGTTCTCTAGTTTCTTTACACTACTAGATATACTTGTTAGTAACTTACCTCCTCCAGAGAATTTAGACAACTTAGCTTGGGCCGTTTTTAGGTACCTAAGCCCAGGAGTGCTTGCCTCGCCTTCTTGTAAGCCCCTACCTAACTGAAAGCTTCTATCCCCGTTCTTAGAGAGTAGAACACTTTCTAGCTTTAACTTATTAGCTACATATTTATTGGCTGGATTAAGTAGTTTAGTTATACCCTGTTGACTTTTTGCTATAAGTACAAAGTCAGCCGATCCAGCTTCATGGTATACAAAAGGCCTAGCTACTCTAGCCCGCTTACCTTCTAGGCTAAGTTCTTTATCTAGTGCGGCTCTATTACGTACAACTAAAGTAGTACTATTAAAATACTCTAAAAATGCAGCTGCTACAGCAATATCTAGGTGAGCAGTCTCTTTAGTAAGCATTTGAGCGCGGATAGCGCGCTGTGACATGTAAAAGACTGCAATCTCAGATCTAGATACTACGGAATCTTGTCCCGCCTCTTTAGCGGCGGTACTAATCCTATCTATAAGAGCCTTTGTAGCTAAATCTTTTATACTAGACATTATATCACTCTATAAAGGTCTAGAACTCGTTTAATATGAGAAGGTAGATCACTGCCTTGAGATTCATCATCTGAGTTAGATATATTAACATTTACTGAAGAAGTTTTATTAATAAACTGCTGTTTATGATAATAAGTAATTAAGTTCATTATAGCTAGTTTAAGTGCCGCTGGAACTTCAGAGTATCCGCCAGTATAGGTAATACTGAAAGGTTTTAATATATCTAGTACTTGTAGAGTAGCTTGGTCAAATAGTTCTACCATACCTTCTTCTGCGTAGACTATATAGTCTGAAGAAGTTACCTCTGCTAGAGCTTTAGAGCTATCTAGGTAGGTTACTTTAGATACCGAAGTTACAGGTAGGTTACGTAAAAATAATGAGCCGTTTTCACTTCTTAACTGTTCAGTATGAGTAGCAGATAGAAAATGTCTTCCACAATAGGTTTCAACAAACTCTTCTACTAAGCCCAGGATTATCATTAGTTTTGGGTCGTCGGTGCTATTGGTAATACCAACAAAATTTTTGTAGTCTTGTAGGGTTATTAAGTTAGCCATTAGTTTCCTTTTTAATTACCACTCGTTGTGGGTAGGAATTAAAAAAGAAACCCGAGGCTACTCGGGTTTCTTTCCATGTTACTTAGCTTATACGCCGTCTGCATCATAAGTCATAGTAGCAACTGCAACACCATCGATGATTTCTGCGAAACCAACACGTTGAGTAGCAACTAAGATACGACTTTGAGTTTCAACATCGTAATCAGTCTGTACAGTAATACCGCGCTGACGTGGAAGCAAGAAGTTAGTCTTGTCAATCAACATTGCGAATACTGAGCCGTTGGCTACAGCAGGGAACTGAGTAGAGACTTGAACAGGCAGACCGTGAAGCTTACCAACTTGGCCAGTTAACAGGTGAGCCTGTGAGCCAACTTCGTTAAGGTTATCAAAAGCAGGGTCTTCTAGCAGGTCCCAGTAACAATCTAAGTTAACTACGAGAGCCAAGTTGTTAAGAGTCAGACCCCGTTGACCAAGAGCACGTCTCATGACGATAAGGTCTTTAGCAGCAATCAGTGAACCACCAGCAGCAAGCTTAGTATGCTCAGTTACAAAAGCACCACCAGCAGTAATTGCGCGAGGGATTAGACCTTTAGGGTCATTAGATGAACCAGCAGCACTAATTAATGCTAGATCCAGACTTTTGGCTTGGGCTTCGACTAGCGAGTCACGGATGATTGGAAGCATAGCTTGCAGAACATCTTCGTCAGTTTCATCAGTTAGGAAGGCTTTAGCAGCAAGCTTCTTAGTAACAAGACTGATTTCAGTGTTAGCAATAGCAATTTCACTACCAGTACTACCAGCAGCACCATAAGCAGTTGGGTTAACCCAAGTAGCAGTTACAGCATCAGGACGAATAGGTAGAGTCATTGTAGACGAAGGCATTAAGATTTCGCGGAACAATGGGGCAACTACGAGCAAGTCTTGAATATCACGCTCTAGGCTATTGCTAAAGATAGTCTCGAAGCCAATGCTTGAAACTTCATAGCTAGAAGAAGTATTAATCTTCTCACGGATGTTAATACCAGACTTAGTTTCTAGAACGTCTTTGTTAAGTAACTTAGACATAAGAACAGCATCAGAGATGTCGCTTTCAAAAGCCTTATCTAGAGTATCACCTTTTGAGTGAAAAGTAGACTTGTTCTTTTGGATAGCTTTGATTTCTTCGCTTTTAGCAGCAAGGTCATCACGTAAAGACTTAACAGTTTCGTTAAACTCTTTAGCAGACTCTTCGCTTTTGGAAGTAAGTTCAGCAACTAGTGCTTCTGCACCAGACTTAACCATTTCAACGATACGAGACTCTTCGTCTTTTTTCGCTTGTTCTTTAGCAGCAAGTTCAGTAGCTGCATCAGTTTGTGCTTTTAGAGCGGCTTGTACAGCTGCTTTAATTTCGTTAGCTTGTTTTTCCAGATCTTTAGGATCCATAGTATCTAATTCCTCTTGAGTAGATTTAGTAGGTTCAGTGGAACCTTCCGATTGTTTAATAAATTGAGCTTTATACTCAGTGTAATCCTTTGCCGTATCGAATGATTTAGCTACAGAGAATACACTATCTTGGTTGCAAGGGACAGATACTACTGAAACTTCATGTAGTTCTAGCTCTTTAATTACAAAAATATCCGTGGTAGAATCATATTCCGCGTCTTTAACTCTAAAGCCTACTGAAAACGCTTGAAGAATCCCTTCTTTGATTAAGTTATAGACATTCCCCGCGGACTCGGAAATTTCTGCTGTTATCTCTAAACCCTTAGAGCTAACTACATAATCAACCATAACACCAATAGGGGTTGAGTGGTTATGGAAAGCTAGGATAATAGGATTCTTTAAGTAGTTGACTAGCGCGTCCCCGTGCCAGGCATTTTCTACAATGACATCACCGGCACGGTCTTCCCCGGTAGTATTAGCAAAACCACTAATAACTAGTTTATTACCCGAGTCAGACTTGAGCTCAGTTAAGGAACTAACCTTAGTATTTAAGAATAAGTCTTTACCTTCAATCTTCATTTCGGGGCAGCCTCTACAGGTTTAGCAACAGGTTTAGCAGCAGGTTTAGCAGCAGGTTTAGCAGCAGGTTTAGCAGCAGGTTTAGCAGCAGGTTTAGGCTGCTTACTAGCTATAGCCTCTTTTAGCTCCTTTACAGCACCCTCTACAATACGTTCTTTAGCTTTAAGAACCTCTTTATCTCTACCTAAGCTAGCAACTTGGGCTTCCGCCATTTCTAGCTCTGCTTCTAACTGAAGTAGCTCACGTCTAGCAGCCATTTTTTCATTACGCTCTAGTTGAACTTCTCTAGTAAAGATACCGGTAACGTGTCTAGGAGATCGATCGGCACTTCTTGTACCGGCGACCTCTCTGTTGACCGCTTCTAGGAATAGTTTGTAGGTTTCAAATGCTTTTGTTACTTCTTTAAGCGTGTAAGGTGCGCCTATGAGCCTAGAGTATCCAAAACCTGATACGTTGACTTTTTGATCTGCACCTAGCCTATTAGTAGTAATAAAGTACTTAGCAACTTCTGCTAGTACTTTAAGCTGTACTGGTGTCATGTTATGTATTTCTCCTCAAGGGCACTTTCCCTATATTAAGTTTGTTTAGGAGGGGCGCCACCCTCTTCTCCAGATACCCCTGAAGCTGATCCAGCAACGTTAGCAGGTATTCTTATCTTGTCTAGTAGTGGGTCATCTAACTTCTCTAGGCGTAGCTTATCTCGTGCTTCAGCACCTAGCATTAGTCCATTATTAACTAATGATGTGTAGTAAGCAGCTTCATCCTGTAGTTCAGGGCGTAACGCTAGAATCTCTGCCGTAACTGTATCAATATCGTAACCGAAGAAACTTTCCATTGCTGAAATAAATCTGTCAATTAAAGGGATAACAGTAGTAAGGTAGAAAAGCCTAAGATTTGGGTTAATGTTCGCATTATTTCCCGAATCTAATAAAATAGGTGGAATACCTAAAGCTTTAAGTATCCGTATTTCTGCGTCTGCAATACTAACAGAGAAGTCTAATTCTTTAAAGTTACCTGAGCCAATTGACTGAACACTAAGTCCGCCGTCTAATAGCGAAGGTTTTCTGCCACCCGTTCGTGGGTTAAATGTCTTTGACCAGTAGGCTAACATGCGATCTTTAAGCCTATCACTTAGTATATCATCGGTCTTTAATAGTAGCCCAGGAACTGCGCCGTTATCAAAGAAGTTCTCTTGGAAGGATAACATACTAGTTAATAAGTTTATAGTATTCTGACAAGGTTTTAACCTTGAGTCTCCTCTATACAATGACATAGAGGAGTTATCTTTAATATGTATAATCTCGTGAGGGCGGTATACTTCTTTACCAATCTTATAGCCATCAATAAAAGTTACAGGACTAGACACTACTGTTACATCGCAAGCAGGTAGCTGGTATAAATACTGCCCATCAAAGTAGAGGAAAAAGTTACCCTCTAGTAAGAAATCCATCCATATATTTCTTCTGAAAGAAGAAATATCCTGGTAGGGGTTTGGCTTTATATTAAGTAGCTCCGCTATACGTTTATGCTTAAGCTGTACTTCCGCGCCCCCGGTTACTATCTTGTCTTTTACATCAAAGTTTATCTGAGCTAAGCTATCTACCAGTAAATCCGTACCGCGTCTGACTATCTCTAGTTTGTCATAGGAACGATTATAAGCGTACGTATATTTAGTACTTTGTATATCCTCTTTCGCGCCCCCAGTTATATAGGGCTGCGAAGGGTTTAACTTTTCTTCTTTATTTTTACGTAACGTAAAAAACCCCATGTATTATTCCTCTACTGTAGTTTTCGAAGGCGCTGTTTTTCTACCCATCGCGCCTGCTTCTCGGCAGTAGAAAGCTTGGGACTTTTACCGTAAACTTTATGCAGCCTTGCATGGTCTTTTTTACATAAAGTAACGCATTTATTTGTTAGCTCATCTAAGTGCTCAGAGATAAACTCGTCTCGGTGGTTAAGTACGTCAAGTTTATCATAACCAGTATTTTTTAGCCACAACGCATACATCTCTGCCACAGCGTGGTAGTGATGGAACTCTAAAAGCTCGGTTGTAGTACATATCTGGCAGCTAGTCCCTTTGGGATATTGCGTCTTAACCGCGTCCCTGATATACTTAACTGGATCACGCTTTAAATTTGACATATCTCTCATTAAAGTTACTATACCCCTTATAGACATTTTTGTCAATAAAAATCTAAGGGGTAGGAAAAGTTAGGGGTTTATTATCTTGCAGTGTACGTGTAAATGGCGTAGCGTATGGCGTCAGCCATATGCTGTACGCCATTGTGCATAGGACGTTCTTTAACAAGATTAGCTCGATCATCCCAGCGATATTGGTCCATAGTACGTAAGCACTCATGACAGCTAGAATCAATAATTAGTTTGTTGTTATCTACTACCGAAGTTACCGAGGCAATCCCGTCTAGTTTGGACTTTTTTGCTTTACTAGTGCTGATATCATATTCGCTGGCCCAGTCGAAGCGAGTCTGTGCAGCAGCGGAATCAATAAAGATAATATCGAAGCCGTATATAGCTTCCAGCTCTTTAACCTTCTCAGCTTGCTCGCTAGTCTTCATCTTGTTGTCTAGGAACTCATCTAGGATATAGTATGTACCATCTTCTTGGTCGTACGCTATAACTACTAGAGCAGTGGGGTCTTTAAAGCCAATATCGATACCTGCTATAATATCTAAGCGGCGCATACGATCATCGTCTGCTTTCATCTCGGATAGGTCTCTAACACATAGTTCAGTATCCATATCCCATATACGCCCTGAGAAGGACATGAAGTCAGCCATATACTCTTGACGAAATTCAGCGCGTGACATGGAAGACTTCGCATCGCGAATGTCCTCTTCTGATGCGCGTGGGTTTTCTAAATAATCTGCGTGTATTGAAACCCAAGACTTATATGCGGGATCATCACTGTATCCACGATCATAGAAGTCCTTAAAGTAATTATGAACGCCGCGAGGCGTGCTAATAAAAATTGCT